GTCATCCAGCTTGACCGCCTGGCAGCCTTCATGAACTATCTCGCCAACAACCTTAGCACCACGACTGTCGCCGGCACCCGCTATTACAGCGAGGTTGACGTTGCTCCGAGCACCACGATCACCGGCATGAGTGCCCTGATTGGCGCAACGGGCGGCACCGACAAGTTCATCTACGAGCTGCATGACAGCGCGGGTAACCTCGTCGCCACTACGGCGCTTGCCGGCGTCACTGTCGGCACGGCCGGCACCTACCAGTCGATCCCGTTCACTGCTCCGGTCACGCTGCCGGCGACCATCACCAACCCGTATTTCATCGTCGTGCAGTCGAACGGCACCACGGCGAAGATTGCGACCTACAATTCCCCGACCGCGTCGCGCCTCACCGGTTCGGCTACCGGCACGTTCGGCACCTCGGCCGCCATCACGCCCCCGACCACCTACACGGCTGGCGTCGGCCCGGTTGCGATCCTCTACTAAGCCAAGACCGGCGGGGTGACACGCTTTGCCCCGCCGTCTCCACCTATGCGCCGAGGTGACCCAATGAGCGCCCTGTGCAGTTTCATCCACCGCCTCTTTCATAGGAACAAACCCATGTCTGCAGTAGATTTCTCGGCCCTCAGCGCCGAAGTCGATTCCATCGCCGCCAATGTCCAGAAGGTCGCCGCTGAACTCGCGTCGGCTACCGCCCTCGCCAATCAGGTGACGCAACTCCAGGCAGAGAACGCCACGTTGCAGGCCGAGGTCACTTCGCTTCAGGGCGATCTCACCACGTCGCAGGCCAACGAGGCCGATCTGGCGGCAAAGCTCAAGACCGCCAACGATGCTCTGGCCGCTGCTCTGCCCGCTCCGGCGCCGGCTGCTTAATCAGCATGCAGTACTATAGGTGCAAATGTGGGAGCCGAGAGTTTTGGGGCTCGGGTATGGACCCTCAACCGTGCCAGGTATGTGAAAAGTGTGGCACGGCTCCGGGGTACAGCACCGATAGCCATCCCGAGCCAATGGCCCACGAATGGGTTCCGCAGTTCGACCAGAGCACGGGCAAGCCAAAGCGCCCCTATTGCCGTCGCTGCTACGAGCGTGGGCCGCTGCCGACCCCTGAAAATACGGAAACCTCCAATGTCTGAAGATCCCAACGCCGCTGTCATTGCATCCGCACAGGCTGCCGCTTCCAATGTTGGCGCGGCAGTCACCTCGGCTTCATCCTCAGTCGCTACCGCTGTTCAGGCAGATGCCGAACGCCTTGCGGTAAAGGACGAAGCCAAGGCCGGAAGTTGGCTGCATAACGAATGGGCCTCGCGCCTCAAAGATAGTGAGGCCGAACTCGCAGCCATCGAGGCTCGCATCGCCGCGCTGTTCGCCGAGGCCAAGGCGCTTCTCAAGGCAAAGCTGTAAATGCCCGCAGGCAGGCCGACAGACTTCCAAGAAGGCTACGGTGAGGAGATACTGTCACTAATGGCGGCTGGCCTCTCGCTCGCTGCTGCGGCTGCTGAATTGGGTATCCACAGGCAGCGCGTCTACGATTGGCTGAAGTCTCATCCCGAATTTGCGGACACTATAAGGCTTGCTCAGGCCAAGCGGCAACTGTTCCTTGAGCGCAGGCTACTCACGGCTGATGCCGGCCCCGTCGTCACGAGCACCATCTTTGCGCTCAAGAATGCCGGCCCCGAGGACTGGCGCGAGAAGATTGACCACGAACTGACCGGCGCCAACGGCGGCCCGATCAAGACTGACAACCGTTTCGAGATAGTGCTCGTCCCGCCCGAGAAGGACAATGCGGGCTGAGTTCCCGGAGAAGCTGGCATTCCTCTTCCAGCCAAAGCGTTACAAGGTAGCATGGGGTGGACGCGGCTCGGCCAAGTCGTGGTCGATCGCCCGTGCGCTTCTCATCATAGCAGCGCAGAAGACCAAGCGCATCCTGTGTGCCCGCGAGTTTCAGAACTCAATCACGGACTCGGTCCACAAGCTCTTGAGCGACCAGATTGAATCGCTCGGGCTCAGTGACCAGTACGAGATCCAGAAGACCACGATCATTCACCGGCTGACGGGCAGCGAGTTCATATTCTCCGGCCTTCGCCATAACGTGGATAGCCTGAAATCGAAGGAAGGCATCGATATCGTCTGGGTTGAAGAAGCCCAGATGGTCTCCTCGTTCTCCTGGGACAAGCTCATCCCGACCATCCGCAAGGAAGGCTCGGAGATATGGATCAGCTTCAACCCCGAGCTTGAGACCGATGAGACCTACAAGCGGTTCGTGCTCAATCCGCCCACGGAATCGGTGGTCGCCAAGATCAACTGGCGCGATAACCCCTGGTTCCCAGAGGTTCTAAGGCAGGAAAAGGACGACCTCAAGGCGAGGGACATCGACGCCTATCTCAACGTCTGGGAAGGCAATTGCCGGCAGACCTTGGACGGCGCCATCTATGCGACCGAGATGCGACAGGCCCAAGAGGGCGAGCGTATTGGCCGCGTGCCTTACGATGCCTCCAAGCCTGTCAATGTCTTTGCCGATCTTGGCTGGGCCGATCATACTTCGCTCTGGTTCGTGCAGAAGATCGGGATGGAATACCGGGCTCTGCGGGCTGTGCAGGACAGGCAGAAGCCATGGCCGCACTATCTGGGGCTGATCCAGTCATTCGGATACATCATCGAGGGGATATGGCTTCCCCATGATGCGCAGGCCAAGCAGCTCGGGACGGGCAAGAGCATCGAGGAAATCACCCGTGCCAGCGGCATGCCGGTTCGGATCGTGCCGAGGCTTTCGGTCGAAGACGGCATCAACGCTCTAAGGACCATTTTCCCGCAAGTCTGGTGGGATGAAAAGCTCTGCGAGGACGGCCTCTCGGCGCTGCGCAGATATCGCTACGAAGTCGATAAGGTAACGGGCCAGTTCTCCAAGAACCCACTACATGACGACGCGTCGCACTTTGCCGATGCGGCGCGGTATTTCGCGGTCGGGATGCGCGATGGCGCAAAGAGCAAGCGCCCGCCGCCATTGCCCAAGAGTTCGGTCGCCGGAATGTCTCAATCCTGGATGTCACGATGACCAAGAAAACCGACGAACATGACATCCTCTCGGAAGCCAAGAAGCGCTTTCAGGCTTGTGAGGACTGGGAAGCCGACTTTCGCAGGCGTTTTGTCGAGGATCTGAAGTTCGCCAATGCCGACCCGGAAAACGGCTGGCAATGGGACCAGGTTCTCCAGCAGAACCGCGCCGACAAGCGCAAGCCCTGCCTGACGATCAACAAGACGCGCCAGCATAACCTCCAGATCATCAACGACGCCAAGCAGAACAAGCCGGGTGTTAACATTCGTCCTGTTGGTGATGGCGCTACCTATGACGCGGCACAGGTGTTCGAGGGCGTCGTGCGCCATATCGAATACCAGTCCAACGCGGAGCAGGCTTACGATACCGCAACCACATTCCAGGTTGAGGGCGGGGTAGGCTACTGGCGTGTCATTACCGATTACATCTCGCCGGATTCCTTTGACCAGGAAATCTACATCCGCCGCATCAAGAACCCGGATTCGGTCTATCTCGACCCCGATATCCAGGAAGCAGACGGGTCCGATGCCCGGTATGGCTTCATCTTCGAGGACATGAGCCGCGACCGGTTCGAGGCTGAATATCCCGACTTCAAGGGCGATGCTGATCTCGATGTCATCGGCAAGGGCGACTTCTGGTGCTCGAAAGACAGCGTTCGCATCGCTGAATATTACCGCAGGACGCAGAAGGCTGACAAACTCGTTGCCTATGTCGATCCGCTGACCGGGCAACAGGTCATCGTCCGCAAGAGCGCGATGGATGAGGGCCAGAAGCAGACCTACGATATGGTCAAGGACGATCCGAGCACCAACGAGCGCAGCGTCCTCACCGACGAATTGCAGTGGTTCAAGATCGCCGGCAACAAGATCATCGATCGCCGCGTCTGGCCTGGGAAATACGTTCCCATCGTTCGCGTGATCGGCGAAGAGACCGATGGGAACGTATTTCCCAGGCCAGACGCGGCGATCGATGATCTTGTTGCCGGCGATCTTGAACCACTGCAATTCGTCGG